TGGTTCATCTTGTTAACAAGGTTTGCTAATACAAGGTTCTTCTTGTATGCAGCAATGATTTCGTCAGACCAAATTTCAGGGATAAAAGTAGCCGCTGTAGTATTGGTGACATGGTTAGTACCTAATGCCATTTGTATATACCTCTATAAGTTAAGTAAGTTACCTAACCCTTCCTTCTTCATATGCCTTTTGTATTTCATCAATGTTGGCATAATACTTCTCAGGGTTAGTTGTAATTAAATTGACTATGTCCGTTCTTCGGTAAATCTTTCTTGAAATAGGTTCACCAGAACCCTTACCCCCAGTAGTTGCAGCCTTACGCTGTTGTTCACGATCCTTATTATTAACATCTTTAGCTTTAGACACAGAACCCTTTCTCTCTTTCCAGAATGAAAGTAATTCGTCTGCTGCTTCAAAGTCATAAGAGTCAGCTCGTTGTAATAGCTCTACTCGCACATTGGAACCTTTAACCCACTCACCAAATGCAGGGTCTTCAATGACTTGCATATAGTCAGGGTGTTTCTGGCTAAGCAGATTAAGAACTTCGTTTTGCCGTTGTTTAGCAATAAGCTCTTGCATTTGCTTAATCTCTGTGCTATTAGAGATAGCGTTAGTTACAGCTTTCTTAGGGTCTTCAAAGAAATCTACTTCAGACTCTTCATTGTTGGGGCTTGTTGTGTTACTAGCTTCGTCAGCCTTTGACTTAATAAACTCGTCTACAATCTTACGTAACTCACCAACCTCAGAACTTTGACGACCAACAAGCTTTTCAGCTTCTTGATGCATCTGAACAATCTGCTCTATAGATTTACCTTGATACTTATCAGGCATATCTAATGAAGGTTCTTGCTCTTCTTGTTGTCCCTCTGGTTTATCTTCTTCTACATCAGCCGTTGCCTGAACAGGTTCAGCAGCTTTTGGTTTGTCAGATAACTCGTCAATACTGACAAGTTGTTCGTTATCCTCTAATTGTAAATCCATTTGTTCACTAAGAGGTTCTTCTACTCTAGCCATTTAATTATCTCCGTACTTATAAAAGTATTGTGGAATTGTTATTATTTAGAAGCGGTTTTCTCGTGCTCTCTAGCCCACTTATCATCAGCAGTTGGAAACCCAGTGCCTTTGAAGATTGTCGAGATTGGAGAAATTACCCGCGTTGATGTATGACCACACACTTGACATAACACTTCTCTAATGTTAGAGTCTACGTAATGTTCAGTTGTATGGTTATTGTTGCAGCAAAAGTCAAATAACATCTTAGACATTATTGACTCCTAGCTGTTCTTCTGCTAAGATGGTTTCATAACTATTAGCTATGGCATCTTCCCAGTTAAGAAGTCTATTGAATACTTGCAGTTGTCCTTGAGCTATGTGTAATTCTTTAGCGTCTTGGAGTGCAAGTATATTAATTGCATCAGCAGCTGCCTTGACATCTGCTTGAAATTGTGCCCAACCTTCTTGTTGAAACAAGTCAAGGTAAGCGTTATAGTAATTCTCTACTTCATGTTCCATGTAGTATTATCCTTACGGTACTAGTATAACATAGTTTAATGTATATGTAAAGCTTTATTTAATACCAGACATCTGTAGCTTTACAACCTCTTCTTTCATATCAAGCTCTTTCTCTTTCAAGTCAAGCTTAGCTATTTCTACCAAGCGTTCAAACTCATCTTTACCCATGCTTTGAGCTAATGCTTTGATTCGTTTAGTCTCTTCTTCTACAGGTAGTAGTTGAGTTTCTACTTGATTCTGTTGAACCCTTGACATAGTTTCAGTAGTACCTGCCTTAACACTTTCAATTTGTGCTTGAGCAGATGCCATCTCTAATTGCAAACGCATTTGCTGAATCTCTTGCTCTTGTGGATTAGGTTGGTTAACCTGACGTAGTTGGGCAATAATAGCTTCACGATTAGACAAGCCCATGTTATCCACAATAGACTCTACCAACATTGGGTACATTGGAGATTCAGGAGACATAGTTTGTAGTAATTGTACTAGCTGTGTTACCTCGTACTCACGAGCAACAATACCTAAAGAACTAGTAGCTACAAACTTGTAGTCCTTAACTGGATATAGCTCTGGAGCAAACTGCATGTAACGACACGCTGCCTTCTCTACAAATGGGATTAAGAAGTTTTCTTGGAAGTTAATCAACGTACGCTTATGGCGTTTGATGATTGCACCTAGAGCCATTGACGTACCTGCTGCTGTACCTTCGCCATTGATTGATGCAGGAACACCAGCACTATCAATAGCTCCAGTAGCTTGCTGTACCATTTGTTGTAGTTGTTGTGCTTGCGTAAATGTTACTTGGTCTAATTGCCCAAACTTAAATGGTTGTAGCACTTCTGCTGGATTACCATTTGTAAGAATAGTCTTACCTGCTCGTATATCTAACTTAGAACCACGAGGCATACGAGAAGCGTCCACAGCCATCATAGGGTGTACTGTAAGAGCCAAAGCATCAATACGTGCGCGTAGCTCTGTGTCTAATGCTTTCTGGCTGTTGTAGGCCTTTTCACAGATGCCACGACCCCAAAAACGGCCAGGCACTCTGTCCCAAGAAAAAGCAACCACTGGTCGGTCTTTCATCATGTATGGGTTTTCTTCTAACTTAAGAATAGTGCCACCAGCAGCTATCACCATAATTACTTCAACGTAACTATCTGTGTTTTCTTGTTCTTCCCCTTCTTCCTGATTTTCCAAAGAACTTGTTAAAGTAACTTCTTCATCTTCTTGTTCTTCTTCGTATTCTCTAGCCTTAGCATCAATTTCTAATGCCGCAATAGCCGACTTAAATAGTGCTTTAGGAACTAAGCCATAGTATTTAGTAAGTCGTACCATGTCTTGGTCGTAAATAGACAAGTCTTTACTTGCATCTAGTAAGTCAGGGTCGTATGAACTCTTAGGCACATCTACATCTAAGTATATGCCGTTGTCTATGTTTTGCTGTACTTGGTGGTAGGAAACCATTTGGTCAATAGCCACACCAATAGCGTCTTCAATGTCAGTAGCAATAGGGTCAATCAAAAAGTTTTGTGGCATGACTGGGTCTAGCTTAACTACAAACCTATCACGTTTTTCAGTACCAATTACTTCAACACCAGCTTCAGGCGACTGCCTAGTAGCAGGGACGTATTCAGTAACTTCATCCATTACTAACTCACCAATACCAGTACCAAACACAGCAGAGTTAAG